TTCGCCAGCTTCAGTTCTCTGGCATTTTTGTCGCGCTGGGCTTTGTAGGTAATGGCGTTATCACGGTAATGATTAACAGCCCATGACAGGCAGACGATGATGCAGATAACCAGAGCGGAGATAATCGCGGTTACTCTGTTCATTGCTGACCCCACAAACAGATTTCACGCTCAATCTCACGACGAGTCATGAGACCTTTCCATTGCTTACCGCCAGCATATGTCCAGCGACGTAGCTGATCACATGCGCCTTTGATATCGCCCTGGTTTATTTTGCGAAGAAGCGTCGATGTTCTGAAATTGCCAGCACCCACGTTGTAAACGAATGAGTAAAGAGCGCCGCGCATTGTTTCCGGTATATCGACTTTGATGTACGGGTTAATTTGTCTGGCGACCGTGGCAAGGTCTTTATTCAGGAGGGCTTTGCATTCTGCTTTGGTATACGTTTTACCGAGCATGATGTCTTTTCCTGTATGCCCGTGACATACAGTCCATACACCAACAATATCTTTGTATGGTATGTAGCTGACACCTTCCAGACCATCGTTACCACTTGGGCCAGTGATTAACACTGATGCTATAGCAATTGCTCCGCCACCAATAGCAGCAGCAACGGCTTTTCGTAATGATGGAGGCATTATTCACCTCTCGCAGCCTTGCGCTTATCTTCTTTAATCTTGAAATAAAGGTTTGTCAGGTACGTCAGCAGGCCAAATACCAGGCTACCCAGCACACCTATTGCTGCCCACTGTGAGGGCGTGACTTTATCGAGCAGCTGTAAAAACCAGTAACCGGCACTACCTGCTGAGGTGCCATAGGCGACACCCGTTGTTAACTTATCCATGGATTTCATAACCCCACCTCGCAGACAAAGCGGGTGTAAATTGAGGGAATACAACGTATCGCAAAAAAGCAGAAACGTAACAGACTCGGAGTCAGTGAATAACTCAGGTATTGGGTTATCAGCTAATATCGAGACTCAAAAAATGGAAAAACCCGCTCGACGGCGGGTTTAAGCTGTGTGACGAAGTAACCACTCTTAACAGCATAACCAATTTTTTACGTACGTAAACCACAAAATGATATTTGCGAGAATGCTACCGAGTATTGAAAACACCACTACAAATACATAAGCAAATCTCAACAAATAACCAACAAATAATTTCCAGTGTTATTTTTAGCCGATTTAAATTGAACCTTCAAATTACAGAGCACTTATAAATAACAGCCGTTAATATAAATTGGCTAATAGATTTATTTTTATTCAGCCAAGATCCATGAATAGGATTCGATAGAAAAAAGTTCAGATAAAAATAGAGATCTACTTCACAAATCAAACGAGAAACCAAAACTTACATCTTGAAATAATCACATTGATTAGATGAATATTTATCGCGCAGTGACATCATTTTTTAATAATAGTTCAAAAAAAAGGGCTCACGATGAAAAAATTAACAGTGGCAATTTCTGCTGTAGCTGCATCAGTACTGATGGCGATGTCTGCTCAGGCAGCTGAAATTTATAATAAAGACAGTAACAAGCTGGATCTATATGGGAAAGTTAATGCCAAGCACTACTTCTCCTCTAATGATGCAGATGATGGTGATACTACTTATGCCCGTCTTGGCTTCAAAGGTGAAACCCAAATCAACGATCAACTGACTGGTTTCGGTCAGTGGGAATATGAATTCAAAGGCAACCGCGCTGAATCTCAAGGCTCCTCCAAAGACAAAACCCGTCTTGCATTTGCAGGCCTGAAATTCGGGGACTACGGCTCAATCGATTACGGCCGTAACTACGGTGTAGCATATGACATCGGTGCGTGGACTGACGTTCTGCCAGAATTCGGTGGCGATACCTGGACCCAAACAGATGTGTTCATGACTGGTCGCACCACTGGTGTTGCAACTTATCGTAACAACGACTTCTTTGGTCTGGTTGATGGTCTGAACTTTGCTGCTCAGTATCAGGGTAAAAATGACCGCACTGACGTAACTGAAGCTAATGGTGATGGTTTCGGTTTCTCCACTACTTATGAGTATGAAGGATTCGGTGTAGGTGCAACCTATGCTAAATCTGACCGCACTAATAATCAGGTTATCTACGGTAACAACAGCCTGAATGCATCTGGTCAAAATGCTGAAGTATGGGCAGCTGGTCTGAAATATGATGCGAACAACATCTATCTGGCTACCACCTATTCTGAAACCCAGAACATGACTGTTTTTGGTAATAACCATATTGCCAACAAAGCACAAAACTTCGAAGTAGTTGCACAATATCAGTTCGACTTCGGTCTGCGTCCGTCCGTTGCTTACCTGCAATCTAAAGGAAAAGACTTGGGTGCGTGGGGTGATCAGGACCTGGTTGAATATATTGATGTAGGTGCAACCTATTACTTCAACAAAAATATGTCCACTTTTGTTGATTACAAAATCAACCTGATTGATAAGAGCGATTTCACGAAAGCATCTGGCGTTGCTACCGATGATATCGTTGCTGTAGGTATGGTTTACCAGTTCTAATTTGATTACTAAAAGATATGTTGCGGGAGGCTTTGCCTCCCCAACATATAAGTGGCTCCCTCAAGCCACTTCCTTTAGGAGCACAACCTTGCTTCTAACTATATAAACCTTCTGTTATATATTACCCTTTATTTTTGGGGGCGTTGCAACGCCCCATTTTTAATAATTTTTAGTAAACAATTGGCATATTAATTAGAGTTATTAACAACGATATCCATCTCTAACCGGATATCTAATGCCATTAACATCCCTTCAATTATGCCCTCAGCCTTCTGTAACCTTTTCCCGATATAACCATCAGAGCAGCAATGCTTACCTGCCAGTGACATGAATGTCATACCGACTACATAATAATCTACTAATAAATCGTGCAAATCGCTGTTGTTCTTTTTCAGACGGGCCATGCACCCGCAAATAATCATCGCGTCATCGTCACAACATTGCGGGCGAGATTTTACTTTTGAAGTAATTAATCCCTTAAAACCGGCGGCAATGGACGACCAGGTCACATCTTCATGATTATTAGCCGCCCACGCTCCCCAACGCTCAAGAACCATCTGAATATCACGCATCAACTTACTCCACAAAAATCAGACCAGAACGCCAATTACAAGCAAAAATCAACAAAACAGTATTAGTTGATTGTTATCTCTGACTTCATACTCCTGCTCCTGTCAGGGTTTTGGCGTAATTCTTCAGTATTCGGTAATCGGTCAAAACAGAACCGGGGAAACGATATAAGCGCAGATGCCCCCAGCGGTGGCGAAGAAGTTCTGCCATATAAAACTCAAACATCATTCATTCCCCATTTCGGTGATGGTCAGTTCCAGCCTCCCACCTTTGGTAACAGGCATCTTCACAACGCGGTAATCAACGACCTGAGCATCATCCAGCCAGAAACCTGCTTTGGTGAGTGCGTCAAAAGCGGCTTTTTGCAGATTATCCAGGTCACGGCGACGGCGATCCGGCATGTGGCACTCAATGCGGATTTTCACAGGCATAGCCAGGCCGATATCCAGCATTGCGTTTTTAATGATTCGGGCGACGTTATCGCGGTATGCCTGCCCCTCTGCACTGACGTGCGTGCGCCCGCGATTATGGCGGTAATAGCGATTATTGCTCGGAGGCCAGGGTAATGTGATACTGTAGGTATTCACGCCTTAATAACCCCCTCTTTCAGCCAGATAACCTGTGTTCTCGCCATACCTTCCAGCGCGCATTCTTTTGCATATGCAGCATCGACAAAATGTGTGCGGCGGTCGATTTCGTCGTGGCAGGCAGAACATGCAATGGTGGCAATCAGGTCTGGCGGTTTGATACCGGTACCGCACAATCCAGCCAGCCGGATATGTGCCAGTACAGACGTTTCAGAATTGCCATTACATACGCCAGGGATTCTTACCTGGCATTCCCGACCACGCGCTGCTTTTCTCAAATCAGCCATGATTCCTCCTTGCTGCCAGTCGCAACCATTTTTTATCAACCAGGCTAGCGGTATATCCGAGCAGTGTTGGTATTTCGGATGGCTTCAGCTCAGGCTTACGCTTACGACGATTTGATACTCTGTAGATGTGTCCGTTCATGACACGAATAAGCGGTGTAGCCATTACGCCTCCTGCTTGTCGCGGAGCAGCTGGAACTCGCAGCTCTGCGGAATAGTCAGGTGGCAGCCAATATTCACCGCCCAGGCTTCAACCTTACACAGGAAGACATACATCTCTCCGGTATCAAGATCGGAGGTATGGCGTAACGACTGGATAGTGGTGATATCACCGGTTACGACATCAACCAGGTCTTTGGTTTCATAACCGAGATATGTGTGTTTGAGAGCATCTTTTACCCAAGCTGGAGTGGCGAACGTTTTACCCCTGCTGATGAGGTATTCACTGATTTCGCTGTACCACATGTGGCTGAGTGCATTCTGGGAAAGACTGCGTTTCTCACGCCACGGTTTAAGCACCATGCGAAAGCATTTGCCCTCCTCCAGATAAGGCTGGATCTGCCGACCGATAGCGGTGAAGTTGCCGCGATGTAATTTGATGCCGTCTTGTGAGAGGTTCACGCTTCACCTCCGCAGAGGTCAAACGCTAGATGCAAAGAATTGCAGGTGCATTTCTGCATCTGTGAAGGGAGAAGAGAGTTTGGATTGTATGTGCGCATAAACGTCCCCGTTTAGCGCAGAAGTCACCGGAGTTGTTCAGGCTCCGGTGACATAATTATGCCGTGTTGATTTCCCAAAATCAAAATCGATAGAATTGCTCCTTCTTAAAACACTTTTACTCTCTGGAAGCTTTTCTTATCTCTCTTGGTGTTATATTAAAACGATTATGAAATCTTTCAGTAAAACGAGAAGGACACTTATAACCATTTTCTCTGGCAATCTCGCTTATAGGTTTTACCGTCGTTTGTATAGCAGACAACGCATTATTTAACCTCACATCGTCCAGTATACTTTGGAAACTTACCCCCTCGCTTGCTAGACGGCGATGTAATGTAGAAACAGAAATGTAGAGATATCGAGCAACCTTGTTTGCTGTCCATTTTGTGCCGGGTTCGGATAGCAGCAGGTTATAACAACGACTTATCAATGATTGTTTACTATATGATAAAAGTAAATGATTAACATGATTCACTCCTAACGAAAGTAGAACGCCCATTGCTAAGTGCTCCTGAATTTTAGTTGAGAAGCCTCGGGAAACAGATGTTTTTAGTTGCTCCCAACAATATATTAACTCAGGATTCTGAGGTAAAAAGAAACTTGTTTTGTTACGTATTTGATCAGTTACCGTATAAAGTTTTTGGAAACTCTCAATTAAATCAATGGGTAAGTAAAGCATTTCTGCAAGATAAAGCCCTGCTTCAGGATAATTCTCAATATAAAATTCATAACCACAAGGAAATAATATTATTTGATTATTATCAACAGTTAAAGTATGCGTCTCCCAATTGATAACTTTCTTTCCCTGACGGATACGACACAAAGCTGGCATAAGAGGCTTAACCCTATGAATCTCATGATGTTTATGCATCCGTATTTCTTCGATCTTTAAGTTAGTCTTACCTCTTGCCAGCATACTCTCACCCTACTTTATCTCATAAACTGGTGTTATCTCAGCGGTTGCGATTTTATTAGCATTAAGCATATAACCAACTAACGCTCCGCTGGAGTTAGAATCTACAGGAATCTTTTCAGTTTTTAGAGCCCATACTTTAAACTGGTAATGATGTGGTTTATCTCCTTTAGGAGGACATGCGCCACCAAACCCAGCATAGCCAAAATCATTTCGGCCTTGAACAGCACCAGTCGGCAGTTTTGTTCCATCACGTCTCCCTGCATCAACGGGCAAATATGTTACTGTTGCTGGAATATTAACAACAGTCCAATGCCACCAACCACTGCCTGTAGGTGCATCTGGATCATATACAGTTACGGCAAAGCTTTTGGTACCTTCAGGAACACCAGACCAGGTTAATGAGGGCGATGTATTACCACCTTCACACCCAAATCCAGAAAAGACATGAGACGTTGTAAGTTGCTCTCCTGTTTTTATTTCATTACTAGTGACCTGAAATGCTGCAGCCTGCGCAGAAAATGTTATGAATGCCAATACAGTTGAAACGATAAGTGTTTTCATAAAAACCTCTTTGTTATGACCTATCGTTATTTTATTTGATATTCCTTTATCTCATTATGCATAAAGGCGCAATGTTCATGCAAAAGCAATCACAATTGTACCCCCAACCCAATTATTTGCCACAATATACACAAAGCACATTGATACTATCTAAAAACTCTGCTTTATTATTAGTAATACCTACGAAAGTCGGTGTTATTTTTTAACCTACCATTCAAAATACGTGACATACACCATTTTGCTCATAATAATTTGTCACGTATTTTCAGTATTTGAATCTGCGACCAAGAGTTCTCACCTAACAAATGATTAAGATTGTATAGCTCATTTACTACCCCAATACAGCCGTACAAAACTCGCTTGTGGGAGCAAACAAAGTAATTACCCATTAAGTTTCGTCAAAGATAATTAATTCTGTCTTGCACTTTATCACCATAGCATAACTTAAAATCCGAGATCATTATTTAGAAATAAATCTCACCATCAACCATATATTTGAGAGCACTTATCGCCTGCTGGGCGGATATTACTTTCATTAAAGGATAGTGTTTAAAAACAATGCCATTCATAAAATAGATATCACAGGTTTTATTATCCGTATTAATTATGATTTTTTCGAATGTTTTATAGGCAAGTGTACGGCATAACTCTCGTCCATTTTTACTGGTTAAGTCAATAGCATAAAAATCACTGAATGAATTTACACCTTTACTCTTCAAAGTTTTCAATGATACCGAAGCCCTTCGTAATTCCTTATCTAATAGTCTTATTTTCTCTGCTATAGCGGTAACTTCAGGCGCGACAGACAATGCAACGATTAAATTATTAATTTTCATCTGAAGCTCAATAATTTTTAACTCTAAAGTTTCATTAGCATCTTTCTTGTTTTCAACTGGTTGAATTTTGCTACAATTAAAAAGCAATTCATTAATGATATTATAATCAACCAAATCTCTTTTTATTGATGGCCTGTCACATCGATGTAATCTTCTCATCGGACAAACATAATAGCCATGCAAACTTCCAGATACCGCATGAACAATCATGGTATTACCACAAGCCTCACACTTCATAACTGTTCGAAGTAGATTTATTAGCATAGGATTCTTGCTACTATTGCTAATACCAAAAGGTGCCAACCGAATTTCCTGTACAGCGTAAAACAAATCATCTGATATGACTCTGGGATAATAGCCAGCGATTTCACTTATCCCTTTCCCTCTTGCACGATATGAAGGTACGCATATACCTATCAGAGCTTTATTCGCTAATAATTTTTCAATTACAGAAGGTCCCCATGCACTTTCTTTTCCTGAGAAATTCTTTACAGCATGATCATTTAAATACTTGGCTATTGCATTCAATGAGCGCCTTTCCATCCTGAGTTTAAAAATTAGCTCAATAGTTTTCACCCTGTCGGGGTCTGGAACAAAAGCCGTTCTTTTGTCATCTAAGGAGAGCCATCTCGGACAAGACGCCGTCATAATCGTACCTGATTCCAGTGCATCCTGCCGTTTTTTCTTCCATGATAATTTAACCCGACTTGACTTTATCTCGCTTTCTTCATTTGCCCTTTGTGCTATAAGTATGGCTTTTATTAATGAATATGGCTCATTCAAAGAGTCAATATTATAGACTGTATTGTCGCAAAGAGTTATAACATCAATACCGTGATTCAAAATCAATTTCAGACGTTCAATCGCTTCACCGACTTTTTCTCTTGAAAGTCTGTCCAGACTTTCAACTAACAATGTAGTTCCTGGCAATATATAACCATGCTCTATAGCATCTAAAAATTCCGAAAAAGCTCCTGATTGTGCATGCTTTCCTTTGAATGCACTTAATCCTAAATCTTCATATGTTATGGTATCAAGATAATAATCACTATTTACCTTTAACCATTCAGCAATAAGTCTTCTCTGTCGGTTTAATGAGTCGCCAGACATCTGACCTGGTGATGAAAATCGCATATATGCTATGGCTTTTTTCATGGTGACACCTGCTAACGTATGCTTTTATAAACCTTAGTGGTGGGATATAATTTTTGTTTAATTTTTATTTAAAAAGACAATTAAGGTCACATTATCTTGAATATACAACAATAATCGTATTGCAATTTTCTTACGCCATAATCTTGAAAGCACAAAAGAATACATAAAAAATAAAGACATTAACAAAAAGCATAAAACGAGGCTCATATAAATATAAGAGCCTCCATATTTTAGTCGTTTAGAAACAAATTATTTTAATGTGGTGTGCTTCGTGACAATAAATTAATAACCAACACACCGGCACAAATCAACATCATGCCTATAATGGCTGGCAGGTCCAGCCGTTGGCCGAAAAATCCCCATGACAGTAAGCTAATCAGGACAATACCGACTCCTGACCAGATAGCATAAGCAATCCCTGTAGGAATATAAGCCAGCGTCTGAGCTAATAACCAGAATGATGCACAATAACAAATAATTGTACCAACAGATGGCCATAACCGTGTAAAACCTTCTGAAAACTTCATTAAGGTTGTACCAATGACCTCTGCAAGTATTGCACCACCAAGATAAATATAAGGGTTCATAGCATATTCTTTCCTGTTCAAACTGGAGAGAATTGTACTACAGTTTGAACTCAACTCACCTGTTTCATCATTGTGTTCCCATTGATGTTCTTTTATATACCCTCAGTACCCGTTTCATCGCGGCACTCTGGCGACACTCCTTAAAAATCAGATTCGTGCTCACCTTTCCTTCCCGTTCTTCTCTGGTAGCGAACCGGTAATACACCGTTCGCCAGACCTTACCATCAACGACCAGGATTCCTGCCAGCGCCATTTTAGCCGCAGCCTGATTTATGCTGGTTACGGTTGCGCCTGTTACCGCGGCAACGTCCTGTGCACAGAAGCTCTTATGCGTCCCCAGGTAATGAATAATTGCCTCTTTGCCCGTCATACACTTGCTCCTTTCAGTCCGAACTTAGCTTTGATTTCTGCGATCTTCGCCAGAGCCTGTGCACGATTTAGAGGTCTACCGCCCATGACAGGAAGTTGTTTTACTGGTTCAGGTATCGCCTCACCACGGTTAATTCGCGCGGTCATACAGGACAGTTCATCGGCAGCCTTGCGCCGTAATTCCGCGTCAGTCAACGCATTGGCCCGCATGTTCTGATACAGGTTGGTAACCAGCCAGTAGTGCGCGTTTGATTTCCACGGATAAGACTCTGCATCCGGATACAGACCACGCTTCCGGCAATACTCGTAAACCATATCAACCAGCTCGCTGACGTTTGGCAGCCCGGCGGTAACGGATGCTTCTTCCCGGCACCATGCAACAAACTGCCCGGGTGATGGCAGAAATGGTCTATTCTGCCGACGGGCAACACGCATTCCGGCGCTCACCTGTTCCATCGTGGTGATCCCGTTTTCCCGGAAAGCCAGAACCCACTGGCGGCGGATTTCGTTCAGTTCGTTCTGGTCACGATTAGCCAGGCTCGCCGGGAAAGTTGCCAGTAACTGGCTGAATACACCGTTGATTATCTGCGCTACCTGCTGTACCTGCGGCTTTTCGTCGTACTGTTCCGGCATGTTGTTGGCGATCCGACGCATCTGCTCACGGTCAAAGTTAATCATCTGTGCGGCGATGTTTTTCATAGATCCACCCCGTAAATCCAGTCTGTGTTTGTCAGGTCGAGTTTTGGTTTGCTAGCTGTCACGCCTGCCTGTTGCTTGTTACGGTTGATTTCGAGTTGGGTCCACTTGTCGCGGAGTTTGGCCGGACTTAGCACGTTACCGGACCAGAAGTTGTCCTGGCATGCCCAGCGGAACAGCACGCACATGTCGCGGTGGTTACGTCCGTCACGTTCACGCATCAGGCGGATATCGTTAGCCCACCCTGCAAAATTCGGTTTTCTGGCTGATGGCGCGATGGTCTTCACCATGTCAAACATCCACTCTGCGGCGGTCAGGTCTTCTGCTGTCCCCCACTTGCTGCCGCTCTGAATTGCAGCATCCGGTTTCACCACAGGAAGATCGTTTTCTGGTTGGTCAGAGGATTCGCCAGAATTCTCGGACGAAAAAGGTTTTATATTGTCTTTTGTTAGTTTGTCTTTTGTGTTTACCTGATTCGGGTAAACGCCTTTACCTGATTTGGGTAAACTTTTTTTACCTGATTCAGGTAAATTTACCTCTTTCAGGTAAACTTTATTTTTCTTACCTGATTCGGGTAATGTTGACCATTCACTGACCACATTATTAATGCCGGTATTCCGCCCGCTCTGAATAAAAATCCCACGCTTTACCAGAACACTTTTTGCAGCAGAACACTTGTGCGGCAATATCCCGGTTAATTCGGAAAGTTGCTCGTTGCTAACCCAATCCAGTTTTTTATTAAAGCCATATGTTTTGCGCATGACAGCCAGAAAGACCAGAAGCTGGTGCTGTGTTAATCCGGCCAGCATCACAGCTTCCAGCAACTCATTTGCAATGCGCGTATAACCATCATCGAGATCTGCCACGCGCGGCTCCTTTTGTGCCACATCCGGCACTGGAAAATTGAATATCTCAGCAGTGTTTGCCATAATTCCTCCCGCAATGAGTGCGTTACGATTTGCACCTGAAAGTCGGCTCTGTTCCCGCAGACCGGCTTTCGCCATTTCTGAGCCTGTCATATTGCCCCCAACATGGTGGTAACCATCGCCATCAATGGACCAGCCAGATCCGGGTCCACACGAAACATCGACACAATACCTTCACTAATTTCCTTCAGTTTCTGGTGGCGTGGTGCGTTGAGAATGACAGCCTGTTTTGCCTCACTGAGTTCCTTTTCCATTTCAGCCAGCCGAGTCATGAAGCTATCCTGCTCAACCAGGTAACCGCGATATTCCAGCGGTAGTACCGCCAGAATTGCCGGGGTCAGTTCACGCACGTTATTTCGGTATTTTTCAGAATCGAATTTGTTATCGAGGAAGCGGAACAGCTTCTGGCGTGCACGGCTGACATCATCAGGGAAATCGATGGTGCCGTCGCCCTGCTCCCGATACTCATTCACAATGAGTGCGGCAACGACATCCTGATTATCTACAGCCGACCAGGCGCGGACGGCATCACGGATTTTTTCGTGGTCTGGAGCTTGTTTTATTTGAGAACGATTTATCACCGCAGTCGGGCTAAATCCGCTAGTCTGTTGGTATGTAAGTGGTTGCATAGTCATTGCCTTATCAGTTAACGCCGCAGTTTAGGCGGCAGAATTACTCGCGTTAAACAATGGTGCGAGGTCGGGACGAATATCTGCTGGTTTAATCTTTCCACCAGTGGCTGAGACAATTTTCATTACATAGCGGGCATCAATTCCGCCACCGTGTAGCCAACGCCAAACTGTGGGTTGGGCTACACCGCATAGATCTGCCAGTCGTTTTTGACTACCTGTAATACTGATTGCGAGTTGAATGGTTTGATTTGTCATTATCAATTCCTATTGGTATTGCAATGAATGAATAATAGCAATGCGTATTAATCCAAGCAATAGCAAAACGTGTTTTGACCATCAATACGCAAGCGTATAAATTAAAACTTATGAAAAAAGAAACTCTTGCTGATCGCTTAAACCTAGCGATGGAACAATCTGGAATGTCTCAAGGCGCTCTTGCAAAGGCGTCTGGCGTAGCTCAACCCACAATCTGGAGACTGACAAGCGGCAACGCGCGCGGCTCAACAAAAATTGTTGAAATAGCTAATGCATTGGGTGTTCGAACAGAATGGCTCTCATCAGGCATAGGCCCGATGAGAAATGACGGTCAACAATCAGGGAAGCCTGCTGTCAGCCATTCAAAATACTTCAAGATTGACGTTCTTGATATAGAAGTCAGTGCCGGGCCGGGTGTAATCAACCGTGAGTTTGTAGAAGTTCTACGCTCGGTTGAGTACTCGTTTGACGATGCTCGTCACATGTTCGATGGCAGGAAGGCGGAAAATATCCGCATCATTAACGTGCGTGGTGACAGCATGTCAGGAACGATCGAACCAGGTGATCTTCTGTTCGTTGATATCACGGTTAAATCTTTCGACGGTGATGGTATCTATGCGTTTCTGTATGACGACACAGCCCATGTAAAGCGCCTGCAAATGATGAAGGATAAGCTGCTGGTTATCTCTGATAACAAGAGCTACTCACCGTGGGACCCGATCGAGAAAGACGAGATGAACCGGGTGTTTATCTTCGGGAAAGTTATTGGGAGCATGCCGCAGACATACAGAAAGCATGGATGACTTAGCAAGTTGGTTTAAATGTTTGTGTGATAAACCAAACTCAAATTATAAAAATACTTGATGCTTACTACATTATAAAACTACACATAATCAATGGTTGATTCTATGAATAGTGAAAATAGCAGCTCTGTAAATAAAAAACATAATAAACCTAAACAAGTGAAATTAAGAGCTTTTAAGATAGAAAACAATAATCTAACAGAAAAATCTAGCCCCGCGAAAAAGCTTTTATTACAAAAGCTAGTTGACTCATCTACCGTAAAAGAACGTTGCATGGTTTTAAACTCTGACGATCTTAGGCAAGAACAAGATTTGATATCGTTCTATCAGACATCAGACAACAGTAATTCTGTTTTTTGTACAATGGTTAGAATTGCCCCAAGCGAGGGAGTTGAAAAGATTCCCGATCAACTTTTTAACAAAAAATCATTTACAATTAGTGATCTCCATAATGCTGACATTGATACAGAGGTCGTATGCAAAAACCATTTCTACTTCTGTATAAGTGATAATTATTTAGTTACCAATCTGCAGATGAATAGGACTATATCATCTCTACAAACTTATATACGCTGGCTGGTTGGGAATGAAATGATTGAATTCACACCGATGATTGTTAAAGGTAATAAAGTTCAGCTTAAGGATATAAAATCAATTTCTGTGAGAGATCCATCTCCTCTTCCAAAAGAAGTATTGGTTCAGTCATCCGATATGAAATCGCCACCATCAGAAATTGAAGAAAAAAATACAAAAATAAAACTTTCACACGCTGTTTTAAATGCATTGAAATCAGCTGTACCAAATTTCCCAAATCTAAAAGAAATAATTGACAATCAAATAGTATCAGCTGAACTGTTGATAAAGTTTAGTAAACCAAGGAGCATGGATGAAGATAGTTATGCTAAACTATTAGGTGCAACATTAAAACCTGTTAGTGATCTTGATAACATTGTATTCAAACGAAGTGATGGTCGCTCAGAAATAAAAGGCAAAGATCTTCTTAAGATTAAAAATGTAACAATTGAGGTTACTGATTCAGGCAAGCTTGTAGAACAAGAGGTATTTCAAGAAATGAGCAGATATTTAAAAGAGATAGAAAATGAAGCGACAAATAGCTAGCTTGCTAATTGTTCTGATAATTACTATCGGGCTTCCATCATTTTTAGCTTGGAGGCCTGATCAGTTTTTGATTTCTACATTGTATTCTGTCTGTGGCATAATGTTTTCTATCGGGTTAGGGTTGATTGTAACTTTTAACATGTCTGGCATTAAAAACATTAATTATGTTAAAGTTATCAGAAAAGAATTGGTATCTATACGAAATTCTTTTTTGCGCTTTTTCACTCTTTCTACTTTATGCCTTGTGCTTAGTGAATATTTAAAAGAGTATGAGTTCAGCTTTGAATTTAAATCCCTGATACTAAAATTCTCTCCTTCAATACTTTTTTTCACATTAATAATTTACGCAATTGTCTTCTTCATAGTAAATTTCCTAAATGTGCAAAAATTAAGTCATGATATCTTCGATAAGATCAATCAAGAACAATAACCCGGCCACCGTGCCGGGTTTTCTTTTGCCCTCCCCTCATCACACACCGTTCAAAAAACCACCACGACCTCACTTCAGTTATCGCTATGCGATGCAAGTCACAAAATTAATTCTTTTTGCTATCAAACATTTAATATCAAAACACATCAACTAATAGCAATAAGTATTGATATCACCAATAGCAATAGCTATTATCACCATATCGCAACAACACAACGATACGGCAACCACCTGATTCACCGTTGCGATGACCGCTTAGATCCGCAGCTTGAATTTCAGCAGGCTTCGGGGAGTGCGAGGGATGAAACGGACGCGTGAACGTCGGTGTGACCAGCTGAAATCAACTCAACATTTCATACCTTAGTCGCTTCAACGAGGCGGCTTAGTTATGACAACCGGCGGCCATCCACCGCCTGAATACGCGCAGAAGTCTTTATATGTTCAGCAGCCCAGCTTACGGGCAGGAGTTTTTATGGTTCATCAACATTACGGAACGCAGACCGTTAATCGCGGTGCGGTCATGCTAGGAATGCTGGTCAAACGCAAAGATGGTACCTGGACTGCATCAGCTAATTTACGCGGACGACTTTATCTGCATCGCGGCATTGAGCGCACTTATACCCGTGACTTGCTCGTGGAAGTTTTTCTCGACGGACGCGGCAACGGTCTGAATCACTAATCCCCTTTCCTGTTTTCCGAATCAGCCTGGCATTCCGCGGGCGATTTTTTCACAGCCATTTTCAGGAGTTCAGCCATGAACGCTTATTACATTCAGGATCGTCTTGAGGCTCAGAGCTGGGCGCGTCACTACCAGCAGATCGCCCGTGAAGAGAAAGAGGCAGAACTGGCAGACGACATGGAAAAAGGCCTGCCCCAGCACCTGTTTGAATCGCTATGCATCGATCATTTGCAACGCCACGGGGCCAGCAAAAAAGCCATTACCCGTGCGTTTGATGACGATGTTGAGTTTCAGGAGCGCATGGCAGAACACATCCGGTACATGGTTGAAACCATTGCTCACCACCAGGTTGATATTGATTCAGAGGTATAAAACGGATGAGTACAGCACTCGCAACGCTGGCAGGGAAGCTGGCTGAACGTGTCGGCATGGATTCTGTCGACCCACAGGAACTGATC